ACGAATCCAGGAAATACAACCAAGGATCCTTTAGGTAATATCTCTTTACACTTTCTAATGTTTGGTTTTTTATCAGGATCTAAGTTTCTAAAATCAAATTCTAATTCTCCTCCTGTATAATCTTTTTCATCCGATAAAGTTAATGTTACAGATAGTTTTCTAATTTTTCCATTAGAAGGATCACCAGCTTGTCTTTGATAAGGTTTATCCCAGCCATCACAATGCCAGTCATAATACTGTCCTTTTTTATATTGTGTAAATTGACAGTTTTCTGAAAAATCCCACTGGTAATTCCATCCTGCAGCAGCATTGGCTTTATGAACATAAGGTTGAATTTCTTTATAAATCCAACGATCATTCATCCATACAATATTGGAATCTCTTTTCTTTTTTAAATCTTTAATTTGTTTTGAATTTAATTTTTTATCTCCAAAACCACCTGTTATTGCCATTTGATCTTGAAGTTGTTTGCCGTAACGAACAATTTCATCACAGATTCTAGAAGGAACTACTGATTGAAAGTACCAATAATAGTTCGTTAAGTTCATATGTCTTTATACATATGTATTATATTATTTTAAAATATTAATCAACCGTTAATGTACCACTAGCAACAAAATGAGCCACTCCACCTGATGGCGTTGGTACTAAACTATTAGATCCACAAATTGATACATAAGGATATGCTGCACTAGGGATTTTAATTAAAACAACACCAGATCCACCATTTCCTAAATCGCCTGGATAGTACATTCCTCCACCACCACCTGAGTTTACTACTCCAGTTTTAGAAGGGGCTGGTGTACCTCCACATGGAGTATTTCCTCCATTACTACCCATTCCACCACCACCTATTCCACCAGCAAATACTGTGGTAGGAGCAGGGTTTGGATTTTCTGCTCTTCCTCCACCACCACCTGCAAAGTAACCTTCACCAGGACCTGTTACAGGATAATAAGGTTGAGGAGCGGCTCCAAAAACAGGGATGGCACTTTGTCCAGCGCCACCTACCGCAATAGATCCCCCAGCAGCGGCTCCACCACCACCACCACTATTATTCCAACCTGGACCTGGAGTTCCTGGTGCTCCATCATTTCCTTGTGGTCCTCCTAATGGAGCTGGTACTGCAGGAGTGTTTCCACTTCCAGCAGAACCTGTACCTATTCCACCACCACCACCAGATCCTCCTGGATTACCTGTTTTTTGAGGACTAGGTCCACTTGATCCTCCAGCACCACCTCCTGTAGATGTAATATTTGCGGGTCCTACATTCCAAAGCGAATCCCCACCATCTGTTCCTTTAACTGTATTTCCTGGTGAAGCAGCAACTCCGCCAGCACCGATGGTAACTGTATAAGTTCCTGGAGTTGCAGGTTGGCAACTTAATATTCTATGACCACCTCCACCTCCACCACCTTCTGCACCAGCACCACCACCAGCGACTACTAATACATCATAGTTAAAAGCTCCGATAGATGGTTTAGGCCATGTTCCTGCTACTTGATTTTGATATTGAGAGTCCATTGACCACACACCACCTGCTTTGTTTAATTCTTTTACTATTACGATTCCTGAACCACCAGCACCTCCACATTTAGGAGCACTACCTGCGCCACCACCTCCTCCACCACCAAGATTAACTGTACCGGGTGTTGCTACACCTGACGGACCTGGATATGTTCCACCCTTTCCACCGCCTCCAGCTCCGCCACAACCAAGACCATAACCTCCGCCACCCCCTGCATATACCGTTGGAGATCCACTAACACATGAAGTTGATCCAGCACCTCCAGTGCCACCTGAAGTTGGACCGGGTGTACCTACTCCTGCAGCGCCCACAGCAGAAGCACCGCCTCCGCCTCCACCAGAGCATGCGCATGCATTTCCTCCAGCATATCCTTGGCCAGGCGTTCCAGCTGCACCACAGCTATAAGGTCCATTCATACTTGCACCACCACCAGATCCTCCGACAGTGGCAGCGGTACCGCAGTTTCCACCAGCGCCCCCTCCTACAGAAGGAACACAATTAAAACTTGAAAGAGAACCACCAGTCTGAGCAGCGCCTCCACCCCCTACGACAATAGTATAAGGAGTATTTCCACAAGCAGATTGACTTAAAAATTCTTGATATCCACCGGCACCACCACCTCCACCACCATCAGTTCCACCGCCTCCACCACCAGCGACTACTAAATAATTTATGAGTCTAGTGCCTGGTTGTGTAGTGACAGTTGTTGATCCAGTACAGGTTGTACTTGTAATTTTATTTTTACCGAAAGAAGTGTTATTCTTTACTCCGATTATGCCGCCGTTTATTGAACCTGCTGGCTGTGCCATTTGAGTCTCCTATGCGGATACCCAAGCTAAAGCTGATGCATCCCAATTGAAATTATTGACTGGATCTGAATCATCAGTCGCAGTCCATTTTTGACCTGCTTCATCCCAACTTATAAATTTTGGATCTTCTTCTGTTCCTGTATCAGTTGGTCGTGTAACTGGTGCTTGCCAGTCATCATTTTCATCTAATGCCCAAGATGTAAAAGGTTGAGGTGAAATAAATTTGTTTTTTGCAGCGTCAAAAGTATAACCTTTGCCGCAATATTGTTTTCTAAAATTATGATTGTAGGAAGTCTGTTTCCAGTTGCCACCTTTGAAAAAATTAACACACCATGTTTCTCCATCAACATGCATATCATTTGTTCCTAAAGGTCCGTCTGCTGTTGCAACATCGTTGCCAACAACGACAACTCTTTTTACTATATTATTACTATCTAGTTCTGCGAAATGGGCCATATTTATACTCCTTAAAATTTAATATATTATAATTTGTTTATAGTGTCAATGTCCCCGTTACAGTAAATGTCGCTACTTTACAGGAACCTGCTGGCGCTGGTAAAGTTGCTAAACTATTACATCCTGGAGCGACTGCCATACATCCTGGTGCACAAGCTGCTGCTATTCTTAAAATTACTACTCCTGAACCACCTTTACCACTAGGTGTACCAGCACATCCAGGTCCACCGCCGCTACCACCACCTCCACCACCTAAATTGTCAGTTCCAGCAATTGCAGCTGTTGGCCAAGGTTCAGTAGAAGCAGCTCCGCCACCACCATTTCCTCCAGCACCACCTAAAAAAGGTCCAGGTTGACCTGGTCCACTATAATGAGAACCTCCACCACCACCAGCATAAAAGGTTGGTGTCCCTGTAATTGAATTCGCTAAACCTACACCACCAACTCCACCAACACTTGCCGGAGGATTTCCTCCTCCAACTGCACCAGCGCCACCTCCGCCACCACCAGTATAATTTGGTGAGCCTGAACCTCCAATACCACCTGCACTACCTTGACAAGATGCTGCAGTTCCACCAGCGGTTGAAGAAGGACTTCCACCTCCAGCACCACCACCTGAACCTCCTGGTTTACCAACAGTAGATTGTTTTCCACCGCCACCACCACCACAAGATGTTATTGTTGAAACAACTGAATTAGTTCCTGTATTACCACAAAGACCAGAACCAGGCCCAGGTGCAACAACTGCCGCTCCTCCAGCTCCAATTGTCACTGCAGTGGGCCCTGGTGATAAATATACTTTTGTTCCACCTGGAAAAGATGTTTTATAACCACCAGCTCCACCACCGCCACCACCATCACCAGCACCAGTAGATCCTCCCGATCCACCACCAGCAACTACTAAATAATCTGCTCCTATAAATGGGTTTGCTGTACCTACATTAATATTAGTTGAAGCTTTAAATGTTCCTATATAATCTGTTCCATTATAAGTGACAGGTGCACATGCACTGTCTGTTGTAAAAGAAGTTGATGATCTTAAAATTACGACTCCTGGACCACCTGTTCCACCATTTCCTGCAGAAGTAGGACTACAATCATCAGCTGAACCACCACCGCCACCACCTGTGTTTGCTGTTCCGGAAGTTCCTGCTGAACCTGGAGCAACACCACCAGCTCCACCGCCACCATTTCCACCAGCACCTTGATTAGGAGTATTTTGATCTCCACCACCACCTCCACCACCATAAAAAGTTGCAGTTCCACTGATTGCATTTGGTGCTCCGGCTCCGCCATTACCACCACCTCTACCTTTAGCGTTTCCTCCAACAGCAAGAACTCCACCGCCGCCACCACCATCTTGAGCAGATACTGCATTACCGCCAGCTGATCCTTGACAAGCTGTTCCAGCTGCTCCACATACAGGAGAACATACACCACCACCTCCTCCTGATCCTCCTGGACCAGCAGCTATATATGATGCACTGTGTTGTCTACCAGCACCAAAACCACCTCCCGTAGAAGTTATAGTTGAATAAGTTGAATCAGTTCCCTTTACGCCAGCAGTAGCAGGATTCCATATCATTCCAGCTCCGCCACCACCAACGGTTACAGCGAAAGTTCCATATTTTGAAGTTAGTGCGCATCCTTGAAGAGGAGCAGGTCCATAACCAGAAGCACTATAACCTCCAGCACCACCTCCACCACCTCTTATAACTCCACCGCCACCACCACCAGCGACTACCATGTAATCTTGAGTTGCGAAATTATAAACCCAGTTTGAATTTTTTACGAAATTGTATACGGTGTTCATTTGCCAAACACCGGGTGCAGATCCACATGCTGCACATCCATTAGTGACAGTATTAACAGGTCCAATTATTCCGCCATTTCCAGCCATAATCTAAACCTCCTAAACGTCTGTCAGTAATTCAAATGTGATTATAAGATCTAAATCTCCAGATGCACTAGCTTGTGCTTGTAGGGTATCTGTTTCTCTTACATAAATAGGAGTATCAGAAATTACTAAAGAAGCATCCGCTGGCACTGAAATTGTTTTTGCTAAATAAGTTGTTGCATCTGCGCCAGTAACTGTAGTGTTTGCGAAAGAAGTAGTAGTAATCAGGGCTACATCTACATCAGCTGCACTTGTGCCGTCTACATTTGCCACCACGATTCTATTAATTTTTAATAGATAATTTGAAGCAGGTGATATTAAATTAACCAGTCCACCTGTAGGTAGATTCCACCCTAACGATCCAGCTGTGATTCCTGTTACACTTACTATATTTGGATTTGCCATAATTTAATTCCTTTTGTTTTTTATCCGAAAATCATTGCCATTGCAATAGCTTTTCCTGTTGATATTCCGGCTGCCGCTGGGGTTACAAAACTCAGCGCTCCTGAGCCATCTGTTGATAATACTTGATCTGCTGATCCATCTGCTGCAGGTAATGTATATTGTGGTTGAGCCGCTATATTTCCAGCACTTCCTCGAGCACTTATAAAACCCCCAGAACGAATATCTGTTCCATCATGATAACATAATGTGTTACTATATGGAGGAATAATTATTCCTGTTGCACCTGTAACTTTAAAAGTTATAGTGTCCGAACCTGTTCTTGTAGTTCCATCAATAATTAAGAATGGTTTTAAAATATCTGCTGTTCCACCAGGAGAAGAGCCTGATCCTGCTTCATCAGCAATATCTAAAACTCTGCCAGAGCCACCTGTTGTACCAAATAATTTTATAATAAAAGCTCTACCATCAGGTGCAGTAGTAGTGTTATCAGGTATAAGTAATGTTTTGTTAGCGTTCATTTCGACTTCAATGTAGCCAAACATATCTCTAACATAATTTAAATTTAGATTAGTATTGGTTCCCCATGTACCGGCGTTTTCGCCAGTGGTCATTAAGTTGAAACCCAATGAATTATAATTTGATGCCATAAATCTCCTATGCTACGTGATCTACATCTGTATAAGATGTATAACCTGTTAT